TCGTCTGAACCTTTACCTTTAGTGTTTGCGGTTGCGATGACATTGAAACCTGCAGTGGGTCGAACAAACTTTCCGATTTTTTTAAGAAAGACTCCATTTCCTTCAAGAATGCTTTGGAGACAGAGAATTTTGTTAGAAGCGAGGTCGATCTCGTCAAGGAGCAAGATAGCTCCTCGTTCGAGTGCTTCAATGACTGGGCCATTGTGCCAGACGGTTGCACCATCAACAAGGCGGAAACCGCCAATAAGATCATCTTCATCAGTTTCAATAGTAATGTTTACACGGATGAGTTCCCGACCCAATTGAGCACACGCTTGCTCAACCGAGAATGTTTTACCGTTTCCAGAGAGACCAGTAATGAACGATGGATAGAATAGACGGGACTGAATAATTTTTTTAATAGAACCGAAATTGCCAAACTTGACGAAGGTATCATCTTTTTCAGGAATAAGATTTTGCTGAACTGCAGGCATAGCAGCAGGAGCACTATAGGACACTTCCAAATCTTGAACTGTCTCTTTTGTTACTTCCAGGTTCCACTTACCACGACCAACTTTGTATTGTGCCAGTTTGTTAGTCACAGTTTGATAATTAGTATCATTCATCGCACACCATCCACGAATTTCGGCACTCGTCACAGACTCACCGTAGAGAGCCTGGAGAGAGGTGCGAATGTAGTCGGGGGAGAGAGACATAATGTGGTTTGTTTGTTTCAACTGAAGTTATTATACAAGAAAAAAAGGGGTCCGAAGACCCCCTATAGACAGTTCAAGAATCGGACGCTAGGTAATCTTCAAGTTCTTGAACCAGACTGTCTTTACTGTGCCTTCTGTCCAGTTCAATACCGACGGTTCTACCGTATTCTTCCAATTCCTTTTTAGTCATATCATGAAGTGACAAATCACTCTCATAAGGAATAAGTTCAACCTCTTCTTCCACCTCAGCAGTAGGTTCTTCTACCACTTCTTCTACTGCAGGTTCCTCTACTACTGGCTCCGCTACAGGAGCAGGTGCTGGTGCAGGAGTAGGGGCAGAGTTACCCCTGACTAAATCCCCAAATCTAGACATTTTGATTACCTATTACTATAGAAATATTTATCAAGCAACAAGTTCCACAAACTCTCCAAGAATCTTTTTGTTCATCTTCTTGGTCTTGAGACTCTTCACAAATGCAGATTTGATTTGAGTCTTTGTTGCATCTTCGGCAACTTCAAACTCAGACTCCTTAGAAAGGGAGTTAGAAGAAATACCAAAGTAGGTATCATATCCAGAATTCTTGAGAGAGAATGCTTTCTGCTTCTTCCATTCTTTCATAGTATCGTCATGAAGTTTTCCATAGTATCCACAATACCGACGAACAAAACTTCCAGCATCACGAGACTCAAGGACACGAATACCGATAAAATTAACTTCGGGGAAATTGTCCTTCAGATTGCGGAGAAGAATATCAGTAAATTGGTGCCAATCACAATCAAGAGAATATGTATTTCCAGTCTTACGATCCCTAAGAATGCAGTTAGGAGTAACTGAACGACACCCGATAGTGGGTTCGGATTCCCAAGAACGTTGAACTTCAGCATGACGCTTAAGGTCATATCCTTCACCATCAGTCAAAACAACACACTGGACTTTCTGAAGTTTGTTCTCTTTCTTGAACTTGGGAAGAATCTTATGAAGAGTAAGCAGAGTCTCATTCAAAGGAGTTCCAGAAAGACCCATACCAGGAGGAGTGGGTGCATAGCAACTGTTGTAGCGACTGAAAGATTGTGCAAGACGGAAAACAGTTTTCATTTGGTCTTCCATAGTCTTACCATTCACTTTGCTAGTGAAAATATTGACAAGAGAGAACCACTCACCAACATGGAAGATTCCATCACGTCGGGTATAAGGAACATCACGAACAGTAACCTTACCATTTTCATCAGTATGGACGTGAGGATAATCGGAAGTGAAAGAATATACCTCAAACGGAATAGCAACTTTTTTACAGAACCAAATAAGATTGAAAAGTTGCTTGACAGTATCCAGCATCACGTCACACATAGACCCGGACCAATCAAGAATGAACACCAGACCATGATTCTTGCCGTCAGCAAGGGTGGTGACCTTCTTAAAGAGGTCTTCGTTGTACTTATAGGTATGAAGTTTAGAGCAGTCCAGAATGCCTGTACTGGCAGTAGTGGCACGAGCATAAGAGTCTGCTGCCTTGCGACATTCAAACTCTTTCACCAGATAGTTGACCTCTTTCTGAGCAGAACGTTTAAATTCTGCAAACCTTTTATCAACTTCACCAAAGACAGATTCTTCTGAGAGTTCGGCTTCCTCCAACCAATTAGACCAATAAGTCTTGGCATTATCATGAACCAGATTATTGGGAATAATAATTTGGTCAATTTTTAGGTCAGGAATCTCAACATAAACATTCTCATATCCATCCATAGATGCAAGTTCTTTGATTGCATCTTCCAGAGAATTGGCAGTCTTTACATCCAAATCATCAAGTTCTTCCTCTTCTTCAGAGAACTCATCCTCAATCTGAGACTTAGGTTGTTCGCCACCAATTTCACCACCCTCAGAATCAGAGGTAGATTCAGTCTCTGTACTTTCACCAGACTGTGCTTCAGGCGATTGTTGTCCTTCCTCATGTTCTTGCTGATGTTGGTCAGTTTTGACTTGATTCTCCTTACAATACTTGTAAAGCCGCTCTGCCACTACAAGAACTTCATCAAAAGTCTCAGTATCTGCAATTGCATCAATAATTTCTGTTTCTTCACCACTCCCAATAGGAACTAGAGTGTAGTTACCAATCTTGAACCGCAGATTTGCACGGTCTGCAAGATTCATCAGACTGATATCTTCATCTGCGACTTGGAAGAAATCTTGTTCAGCAAGTTCTTTGTATCCATTAAAGAAAGTCTTAGAGAGACCGGCATAACGACGCTTCATCAGTTTCTCAATACGAGCATCCTCAACAATATTGACAAACTGAGGAGGAATCTTGACTTCCTTCAACCAGTTGCGGTCAGGAGTGTAAAGTGCATGACCAACTTCATGACCGACAAGCATATCGTATACAACGCTGCTTGCTCGCTCCCACATAGGAAGAGTCAGCACACGAGTATGAACATTAAACTGAGCAGTCTCTACTTTCTTGTGTTCTACAACAAGATCTTCGGTTGCCAGGAGTTTAGCAAGTTGCGATTTGATCTCGTGATTGACTGCCATAATGTTTCGTTCGTATGGACTCATAATACGACGAAACCCGCTTGATATGCGGGTTCATGTGACGCTTCTTAAATTGTCTGAGTGCTTCTTTACGTGCTCTCATCGCTTGGGGTTTGAGAGTAGGTTTCTGCTCCTTTTTGGAGTGATGTTTCCAGTTTGGGACTTGCATTTTTCTTGAGTGCGTTAGGACACCATAGTTGAAAAACCTTTTACCTTATCAAACTTTAAGACACTTTCAAATTTGTCATGTAGATCAGTCTTGTGAGAGATGACAAAGATATTAGCATCTTTAATCACATACCGAATGATCTTAAGAAATTCTTCTGTTCCAAATCCGTCAAGTGATGAATCAAATACCTCATCCATAATCAGCAAGTTAGTATTCACCGAATTCTTGAGTCGTGCAACTTCTCTCCAAGTAAAGAGTAATGAGAGGTCAATTCTCATTTTCTCTCCTTCACTAAAAGAAGAATATGAGAAGTGTTCATGAATTGGTGATTCAACGGTTTCATTAAATTCGCCATCAAGTTTAAAGTTGATGTAGAAATCCATCATCTGCAGATAACGATTTACTTGCTGATTAATGAACGGAAGATATTTCTTAATGATCTTCGTTTTTACGCCATCATCCTTGAGTAAGGAATAGGCAAAATCGTAATGAACGATTTCTTGTTTTTTGTCTGAGAGGTCTTCTATTGTCTTTTGGAGATTTTCTCGAAACTCTTCTAGTTTCTCATGTTCAGTATTTCTGTTTTGTAGGTTACTGGTAATAGTTTGAATTTCATGTTCAAGATCTCTGATTTGTCTTTGGTTGAGACTAATCCGAGTATTGTTTTGAGAAATGCCATGTGTTAGCTTTGTAATCTCCTGTGATAGGGCAATAAACTGACGCTCTCTTTCTTGTTCAGACTTAATTGTTTTCTCAAGTTCTGCATAACCATCTTTAAGTTCCTTTGCTTTATTTTGAGCATCACTAATTCTATTTACACGAAACTCTTCTTCAATCTCCTGTGTACAGGTGGGGCATACCGTATTTTCAGTAAAAAACTTATGTTCTTTGGTAATTGTACTTACCTTTTGAGACAATTTTCCTTTGAGATTGTTTAGTTTTGATAACTTATCAGCAGCACCAGTAACCTCTTCTTGCTCCTTAGTATAACGATGAATATCTTCTTCAAGAACTGCATTCTGCTTCATATATGCAACTAATTCTTCATCCAACTTGGAGATTTTTTCATTATTGGAATCAATATTTGCATTACCACGATTCTCAAGTTCTTCAATAAAATTTTGTTGCATCTTCATCTTATCTTTGAGAGTATCTTTCTTCAACTCCAAAGATTTAACTTGATCTCTACGAACACGAATTTGATCTTTGATAAGTCCATTCATCGCAGAAAAGATACGAATATCAAGAAGATCCTCAATTACCTCACGACGATTTGATGTCGTCAATTGCATAAAGGGTACAAAGGTGCTGCTACCCAGAATCACAATTTGAGTAAAAGACTTATAGTTTACCTTGAGAATATTTTCTTCCAGAATACGTTGATTAGAACGATCATCTGCTTCCTTGTGCAAAGGAACACCGTTCACCTCAATATCAAAGACATTTGGTTTGATTCCACGACGAACCAAATATTCTTTATTGTTAACAGTAAATTCAATCTCAACCACACATTCTCTTTCATTAGTAGTATTCACTAACTGTGGTTTATTGATTTTACGAAAAGGTTTATTAAACAAACCAAAGGTAAGTGCATCCAGCATAGTGGATTTACCAGCACCGTTTGTTCCGATGATTAGATTTGTGTGATGTTGTTGAAAGTCAATTTCAGTAAAGTGATTTCCGGTAGAGAGAAAGTTTTTATATCTAATCTTTTTGAAGTTTATCATTCTTAGGAGGAATTACGATGTCGTTAGGAGTTATCACTGCATATTTGTAATTATAGTGCTTACATGTCTTTATGGCAAGCTCATCGTCAACTTCTACAATATCCATCACAGCATCTTCTTGGTCTTCAAGCATCATGGCATATCTTTCAGCATCATCCTCTTCCTCAAACAGAAATAGGACTTTGTGCCCATACTGGTCTTGAACGGCATAGGCACCATCGTCCTTTTTATCTCTGAGAGTTAGAAGATACATTATTCAACTTCGCAAGCTTGTCTATACAAATCCTGGAAGATACCCTTAATTACAGTTTTATCAAATTCAAAATCAGACTCATCAATATAACGATTTAGAATTGAAATTGTATTCTCTTCTTCATCAACTTCAAATTCTTCAGACTCATGAATATCAAAATTTTCAACAATCTTGAGTTCTTGAATTCCAGCAGAATGAAGTTTATCAATAAACTTTTCAAAGTCCTTTGGATTAGTCTTTTTACGGACGATAACCTTCACAATTTTACTTTCATATTGTGAAGCATTAAACAACTTGTAGTTGGTATCTTCGTAGTAGATGTTATGAAATAATTTATAAGGGTTATTGATTGGAGTCAGAGTAAGGTTTTCCGTATCAAATATATGAAATCCTCTAGTATCGTTGACATCCGTCCAGTACATTTCGTAGGGGTTTCCAAGGTAAAATACCCGTCCATCATCCGATCGAGTGTGATAGTGACCGGAGAAGACATATTCGAACTTCTCAAATAGTTCGCTCGACAGACCATGTTCCATGATGATTTGTCGATTAACTCTAAATCCTTGGAGTTCAAGGTGCCCCATCGCGACCTTGCTAGTTGTCTTTTTAATAAGTTGATAAGATGCTTCTTCATTTCCTTGATTAATCCACGGCAAAAATAGAATATCTAATCCACCAACTTTGACTTCTGTAGGTTGACTATAAGTCTTGATATTTGAATAAGTTTGAAGAAGAAGTTCTGGTGAATTTACTTCGTTTGTATTCTTGTAATATGTATCATGATTACCAATAATCATATGCACATCGTAATCTTTGAGATTATCAAAGACGACTCTCTTAGACCACTCAAGACTTTGATAATCAATTGACTTGCGACTATCAAACGCATCACCCATATGAATGACTGCCTCAACACCATGCTCTTTCAGGGCAGGGAAGAAGACATTCTGATAGAAGAGTTCAAAGTAGTCATGGAGATACTTAGAACCCTTCCTGGCACCATAGTGAGTGTCTGTGATGATTGCTACTTTCATTTACGTTGATCAGGTGGCAGAAGATATTTGGGATCGTAACTAATTTCGTGATGTGGTTTCAAATCTGGATCAGGAGTACTTTCTTCTCTCGATCGTTTTTTATTGATAACGATAAACTTGTCATTTGCGAAAGTTCCTGCAATACTACATTCAATTTCGGTTCCATCTTCCCAGATAGGTTCACCATTTTTCTTTCGCATGTCTAGTGCTTCTTCTAGACGTGCAATAATGTCGTCAGTGATTTTCATCGATTACGATACTGAATTTGGTCTTTGATGCTATTATACTCCGAACTGTGTCCAGAAAGCAAGCTATCATCAACCATCATGACCTCATCAAAACCAGTCTTCTCAATAATTTTGGTTTTGATTTCCAGTTGCTTTTTCTCCTTACCAATTCTACGAAGAAAAGCGTAGTGGATAATTTGAGTAAAATATGCAAAAGGATTCTTTGACTTCTCTGGGTCAAAGTTATGAATATATTGAACACAATTTTCGATGCCGTCAGAAATCATATCCTCACGGAACATATAGTTAACAAAGTTCGGTTTGTAGGAGAGGTGTGTTGCAATCTTTAAAAAACACTCACCAAGATAATTTGGAATAGGAGGTTTTCCTTCCCATTGCTTTGCTCTTTCTTGTTTTGGTTGTTCGGTGAGGTCTTTATCGAAATTCTTTTTGTATGATTTTTCTACCCTTGCACGGTAGTTAATCATCGCCTCCAACAACTCTTTGTTATTAACATAATGTTCTGATTTCTTCTTGGGCATAATTCATTACTCTTAAAGTATTATAAGTTGTTTTAATTATAACACACTTTTTAAGGGCTTGACAACATCATGAAATATAAGTAGAATACCTTTGTTAGGTTTGAAGATGAGGCTTTAGCTTTCTTTAGAGTCTTCTACTTCTAACTTGTAAATATCTTCTAGTTTTTTACGAGCATCTTCTACTGAAGATATGTATCCCATTTTCTCTGATGGTTTTACTTTACCTTCAGAATTTTGACTAGAAGGACTGTAAATATCCATATCATCTTCATCTTCTAAGTAATTTTTATATATTTCAATTAACTTATCATCATGAGTTTCTGTCATGGTTAAAATTCTATCTGGTTTTATAATAAAGATATCATCAGAAGACATTTCAATCCATGATTTAACTTTGATATGCATTCCTCGATGACTATTAACAATTTTCATCGTAATGGGATTTTGAAGCATGATGACTGGATCACCTTCATTCTCATCAACACATATTAAAGATAATATTTCTTCACCGGATATAAGTTTTATAATTGCGTAAAATTCATCTCCCATATTAGTTCTTAAGCGGTATGTTTACTATGTCGTAATTAAAGTTTTCCTCATTATAGACTTTGATTCTTTCGATTAAATGATTAAGTGTATAATTTTTCCTGGATTTGTAGGATATGTCGTCAGCAATATCATAGAGTGTTGCCTTTGTTTTGTTATTTCCTTTCCTGAGTACACGTCCAATAGACTGGAGATTCCGTATTCTAGACTTGGAAGGAGAAGCAAAAATGACATTATGGAGATTCTTAATGTTAATTCCCGTACTGAATGTTCCGTATGAAGCGACAATAATCGCGTTATCTTCCTTTTCAGTAATCTCCCTTACTAATTCTCTATTTTCAGTATCCACTCCACCATGGACAAAAAATACGTGCCTATCATCCACCCTACCGTTATTTATCATTTCGTATAATGGTTGTCCATGCCCTTCAACTCTTGCAAATAATATGAGCGTATTACCTTTAAGATCGAGTGCTAAATTACGAATGAACTTATTACGTCTTTCGTGATTTATGATATACTGGACCTCTTCCTCAAAGTTTTCAAACTTATGTGCAGGGTGTTTCAATAGAAGTACATTAATATCTAACTTGGCAACATGACCTTTGGCCATGAGTTCTTCGGTACGAATAATTTTATATGATGGTCCAAACAGACCTTCTAAAACCCACTTATGCGTCTGTGTACCGTCTAATGTACCAGTAAATCCATAACGATACTTTGCATCAGCAAGTTTTGTCATTATAGATATTAAAGACTTCGATTTAAATTGGTGTGCTTCATCTCCAACGACCACATTAAATCTTGAAAAGTAATTGCGGGGGAGTTTGTAGATGGACTGCCAGGTGGTAATAATCACCTGAGAATCGGTTTCTCTTTCCCGTCCCGCATAAATCTTGTGGCAAAATGAACCTACGTCCCAACCATAGTCTTCAAAATCTTTATACATCTGTTCTACTAGCGAAGTCGTCGGAACGACTATCAGAATATTTCGTTGCTTCTCAACGTGATATCTCACAACAGAGTATATCATCAGAGACTTTCCAGAGGCAGTTGGGGATATCAACAACCTTCTATTATGTTTTAGGGCGTCGTGTACTCCCTCTACTTGGTAATCGCGTGGAGCATACTTAGATATAGCAGTCATGTAATCTTTCACGCCTTCTTTTGAGATCATATCATTTGTCTCAAAAGGAAGACCATAGAATTTATTATTTACAAATTCATATGTGTATCCATGGTTATCACAAAACTGTGTAACCTTATCCAATAAACCGACATATATCTCTCCAGTCTGAGTATTGAATAGACGAATTTTTCCATCCCAGTACTTATTTCTATACTGAGGCATAAATTTTGCACCCGGTACTTCAAAGGTAAATTGGTCTGCTAACTCGTAGTAGATATGTGGATCTGCTTTTACCTGAAGATATACCTCGTTCTTTTTAGAAATAATCAAATGAGACATACATATAGGTCAAACCTATAGGTATTTAGTTCATATGCTGAAACTGATACTCCAAAAGAAGTTTAAAAAAATTATCTCTCATCGCAATTAAATCTCTTTGCTCATCGGGGTGACCACCAGACCATTTCTCAACTGCCTGAGATAACCCCTCATGTATCATTTTTATTCCTCTATAATTTAACTCTATTGAGTAATAAATTTCGTCGTTCATTTTCCTACCTTAAAAGCGTATTCCAATAATAATCTATTTAAAAAATCTTTTATTTGCTCCAGTCTTTCTTTCTTTTCTGGGCATGACACCCAATTATCTAGATGGAGATTTACTGATTCGTGAATCTGTCTAACATCCTCTACTCCCAAATCTATTGAGATATACGGGACATTTTCATCAAAATCTTTTTCGTAAAGATAGTCGTCGTCCATTAGTTAAATCCTGCTTGGAAACGGTGCCATTCAATAGCGTTTTTAATTTGAAAAGTTCTATTTGAAATATTTTTAATAACTTCTTCAAGAAATTTCAACATTACATCATAATATCTAATTTTCATATCAATTACATTTAGTTTCTCATCTGCCTCTATATGCCTTTGTAATGCATCTTTCTCTCTAATCTTATATGGAAAGGGTTCTTCGGCATAAACCTCTTGTGGTGCCTTTCCGGTGTAATAATTATACCTTTCAAGTCTTACTTTACTGTATGACTCTCTCGCTTTTTCTCTCAAGAGAGTAATTGTATTGTAGAGTGTGTAATACTTGGAATGTAATTGTGGAATTTTTAATGATTCATCATGTAAGTTATCAGGATCGATTTGGGAATCTTTTGCCCACATCTCCTGAATTTTGTCAAGGTCCATCATAAGCGAGTTCTTCCATTAGGTCCTAGGATATCGTACATAGTATACTTGAAAGTGACCTCTGCTGTAAAGTACTGTATGTCAGTTTCTGTTGCTTCAAATTCCAAAGATGTCAAATATGTTGGAAATAAATCTTTAAATTTGACAATTGCAGAAGTTCTAAAGTTACTGTTCAAAATATGAAGACTTCCATCACTAAATTGTTTTGAATAATCTTCAATATCATCACCTTCTTTTAGCAAGTCATCAAATTCTTTCAAAGATTCTGGACTTCCAAGACCTCTCAACCAATTATGAATCAACATGTAATTTTCTAGATTTTCATCTACCAAAAATCTTAATGATAAATCTCCATAAGACAATTTATCTCCAGGAACATCAACATCCTTTAAGTATGATGGTTGATTGATAGTTCCTAAACTGATTTCTGGTATTCTAGAAGAGTTGGAGAAAAAATCTACCTTGGGGTGTTTTGCTAAAGTAAATTTAAATCCAACAGGAGATAGAAAATTTCTATTCTCTATCTGCCTACCAAATGCATTTGCCATTATCAGTCAATAATAATATTAAACCACTGCTCACTCATTCCACTAATAATTTTATCGGCAGATTCTTTGTCTTCTGCATATCCTTCAGCAATCAGATGCTCAACAATTTTCTCATAGTGCCCATGAGCTTCTTGTGTTTCTCTAGGTGTTGGTTTCATGGTTCAAAGCGTTTATTTATATTTAGATAAAAAAAGAGGGGTCCGAAGACCCCTCTGAGAAAACCTTGTGAAAAAGAATCACATGAGGTTGGAAACAATAACACGTCTGTAGTAACGGTTGTCGTTCTGGACGATACCACCGGTAGTAGCACCACCAGCAGCGCCAGCGAATGGGTTAGCAGCAAGACCATAACGAGTCTTGAAGCCGATCTTAGGCTGGAAGGTGTTCTCGCCAACAGCACGGACCATCTGAAGAGGAACGTATGGGCAATAGAACAGACCTGCGTCATAAGGTGAAGAACCCTTATAACCAGCGACGAAATACTGGAGACCGTTCGAACCGCCAACTGCATTAGCAGAATATGGATCGATGTAGACACGATACTTACCAGCAAGTACACCAGCGAAGGTGTTACCGGTGTCATCAACGTTCAGGTTAGCGTTGAGTGCAGGGGTGTAATCAAGTACGCCTGCCATGGTGAGTGCGGAAGCAACATCTGCGGAACACAGAATCATGTTGCCCTTTCCTCTACGAGTCTCTTGGGCGATTGCGTTTGCTTCGCGCTCGATTTGGAACAGAAGACCCTTGAACTTCTCAACAGACCAGCGACCGTTGGAATCAACGTCCAGATCGAAACGACCAGGAGTTGCAACGTTTGCTTGAGCACCAGGACGTGCAGACTTGTAGATGGTTCTGATGACTTCGCGGTTGATCTCAGCAAGAATCTCAGTAGAGAGAATATTTGCGAGTTCAGCCTCAGCATTCAGACCATGGATTGCCTTGAGGTCTTGTGCCAGTTCCAGGGAGTACTCTGCCTTGAGTGCTCTGGACTTTGCAGTAACAGCGACCTTCTCGATCGAGAAGCCCATCTGGTTGAAGGTCTGACCATCACCGAGGTCTTCAGCCTGAGCGGTATCCATACCGCGACCAACGGAATATGCATTTCCGCTTTCGCCAGAGTTGCCGAGCAGAGCAGGGTTGCTACCAGCTTGACCAGTAGTACCGAAACCAGTAGTACCACCAACACCACTATTAGCGGTATATGCACCACTAGTGTCAATTCCGCTGTTAGAGAATGCGGTATCTGCTTCGTCGAAGAGTGCCTCAGTACCGGACATGCCGTCATAACGGGCTCTCATAGCGAAGATGAGTCCAGTAGGACCATTCATTGGTTGAACGCCTGCGAGGTCATATGCGACCAGGTTAGGCATTGCACGTCTGATCAGGGAGATCAGAACTGGATCGAAGTTTGAAACTCCACCATTTGAAACGGAGTTAGTAGGTGCTTCGGAAAGGAACTCGCGCTCCTCACGAAGTACTTTTTCTTGGTTCTCCAGGAGAACTGCGGTGACCATTCTACGATGGGAGTCGGTAATACCGCCTTCGTGGTCGAGAATAGGTGCCCACTTCTCCTGAAGGTGTTCAGCATTGAAACCTTGCATTTGAATTTACCTTCTAAAGTTTTAGTTTGACTTATGATTTAAAAATCACTTTTTTGAGACTCTGCCCAGGGTATTCAGATATGACTCCATAAGAGGAGATACTGAATCGTCAGTTGTCATATCAGAATCTTCGGAAATAGTATCCGATTCGTCTCTTTGAGCAACTGCATTTTCCGAGAAGTAAGACTTTCTCAGAGTAACCAGTTTCTCACGATAGTTCTCTTCACTATCAAACTCAACATTTTCGGCAAGAGAAGCGAGTTTATCCTTCTGTGAAAGTGCGAGACCTTCACAAACCTCGGAGAAGATTGCGTCAGCAACCGACTCAGCTAATCTTTGATTTAAAGCAATATTAGATTTAATTTGCTCGTTGAGTTTATCTTCCATCTCATCTAATTTCTCTACCATAGTAGAGAGTACATCATACTTCTCTTCAGGGATAGTTACATAATGTTCTTCAAAAAGACTCTTCATTCCGGTGAGGAATGATTCGGTCATTTCAGTCTTGAGACCTTGCTCAATAGCGAGTTGATTTTCTTTGACCCACTCTTCAGCAACATACTCAAGATATGCATCAACTCTAGTAGTCAGTTCTTCCTTGATGGTAGAAACTTCCTCTTCAAGAGTTGCTTCATATTGTGCCTTCAGTTCTTCTTGAACTTCAGAAACTTTTGTCTTGATAGCAGTTTCGAAGATGGTACGTGCTTTCTCTTGGAACTCCTCAGAAAGCTCTTCACCAGCAAGAAGTGCTTCAACATCTTCTTCGATGTTGTATTCTGCCTTGATTTCTTCCTCTTCAGAAACAACTTCCTCTTCAGTAGTTTCTTCTTCAGCAACTACTTCAGTCTCTGCAGTTTCTTCGGTAGTCTCTTCTTCAGCGACTACTTCAGTTTCTGCTGTTTCTTCTGTGGTCTCTTCTTCGGCAACGACTTCTCCTTCAACTTCTTCCTCTTCTTTTGCCATCTTTTTCATTGGTTCAGCAGGTTTTGCACCTCTGTTAACAATGTCTTTGACAGTCGCTAAAGAAGGCTCCTTAAGTTTTGCGGAGTCGTCATCGACTTTATAGTTTTCTGGTGTAGGACCGCCGAGATCTTCCACTGCAGGTTGCCCAGGAGTTGAATGGGACAACTTTTGCATTGGTTCAGCTGCAGCAGCACCCTTGGTTACTACGTTTTCCATTTCTTGTAAATTGCTACCAACGGACATTTGATTAAATATTTTTTGTATTAATCTATATTTATTTATAAATTAAAGATTTGAGAGAAATTCGCTGAATAAGTTCAGCTTATGCTCTTCAAGTGCTTTTTGGTCAACGAGAGTGTTAATTCTCTTCTGAGTCTTTTCTGCGAGTTGTTCACGAAGAATTCCTCCATCCCAAACCCACTCTTTTCCTTCCATAATTCCTTGAACAAAAGCATCAGGTGCAGAAGGATCAGCAACGATATCAGCAGCAGTTGCTAACATGAAATCTTCGCCAACGACTTTGATTCCATTATGATTCTCTCGTAAAGATCCAACACCACGAGAAGAAACTCCAAGCATTACACCTTCATCGAGAAGAGAAGATGCAATCTTACCCATAGGGGTGTTAAGGATTTGTGCTTTTCCTCTAAAATTAGATCCCTCTCTAACCAGAGAAGTAATTTTATGAGAAACTCTATCCAGATTTACGGTAGGACCATCAGGATGACCAAGTTCTCCGAGAGCACGTCCCTTTTGAACAAAAGCTTCGTTATAACGATCAACTTCTTTTTCAAGAGTTGACATAGGATACATTCTTCCATTACGATTTTTTAAATCGCCTTGAAGAAATACACCTTCGATGTATAACCTCTTATTGACACCCTTACCTTCGGTAATGATCTGTACGTTTGAAATTTCTTCTGTGATGAGTTTCATTTTTCTTAGTTTGTAAATGCGACTACAGTTGCTTTGACACTGGCGGTCGCACCAATAGCTGCGCCAATTTCTTTTTCAATAATAATTGATGTATTGGCAAACAAAGTGAATGACGCTGGAGTTGCATTAGCAACTGTCACAACTTCAGTAGATCCAGTGTTAACCAATCTAACAAGTCTTGCTTCTGCAATACTTGCTTCACCTGCTGCTTTTTCAGTAGCTAATGGTTTGACGATCATCATTCTTCTGATTCCTCTACTTCGATTTCATCAAACATAGATGCTCCGACTGCTGGACGAAGAGATTGAATTCTCTCTGCCGCCTTTCCATACAGAACGTCTTTCAGTTTGTCACTAATATCGGAAGCAGATTCATCGGCACCGATTAAATTTACAATTTCTTCCATGAAAAATTAATATAACTATATTTTCTATTTATATCTCGGCAGCTTTGCCGTCCGCATCAGTAATTCCACCATTTATTTCTGGTTCCATAGGAACATCTCCAAGCATTTCTCCACCATCTTCACCTTCTGCTGGTAATGGCTCTCCCGTAACAGGATCTATAGAACTTGGGTCTGGAATGATTCCATTTTCAATTTCCTTTTCAATTTGATCGTCCATTTCTTCAATTTCAGAATCAGTTTGACGAAGAACTTTCTTACGTACCCATTCTGTAGAATAGTACTTTCCAATATAAGGTTCAATAGTTGCTAAGATACCAAGACGCTCATTAAGCATTTCAGTTTCTTTTAATTCAGCAAACTGATTATCATATAAGAAATCATATTGAATATGATCGCTGATTGTATCCCAATCTTCTAATGATACAATATTTTTGAGAATCAATTGTGTCTTCAGCATGTCATTAAACATTTGAGCAAATCTCTTTCTCAAACGTCCGACAAACTTGGAAAACTTAAGTTCGTCTCTCAAAATTTCAGAAGAACGGCCAAGATTGAATCCCCCATCAGCAGCAATTCTTGATTCTGGAACCCCAAGTGACCTGTAAAGTTTCTTTTGGAAGTACTCAATATCAGAAAGTTCGCCAAGATTTTGACCACCAGGAAGTGTAGAAATTTCAGTTCCTCTACCACCTTCACGGCGAGGTAACCAAAAATCTTCAAGCATACTCATATGCTTGCGGTCATCACGAACTTCACCAGTGTTTGCATCATATATTTGTTTGTTACGATAACGCATCATAACATCACGAAGATATTGTTCTGCCTTTACTTTTGGGAGATTGCCAACATCAATATAGAAAATACGACGTTCTGGTGCTCTTGATAATCTATAAATCACCAAAGAATCTTCAATCATACGAAGTTGATTGAGTGCTTTGATTGCCTTATGTAAATATGAAAGAATCGATCCCTTATTTCTATCTACAAGACCTGAAGTGCAATATGTAATTGCATCTTTGGCAATTTTAGTTCCTTTAGTTCCACCACCACCATTCATAACTCCAGTAGGATAATTTGGTTTTGGGGTAAATACAAAGTATTCTTCAATTTCAGGTGCAATTGCAGTATTATTTTTTTGTCCTGGAATATTTGGTCCTATAAGATTTTTATCTTTTTTCTTTTCTTGGCGGACAAACCGCATCTTCATCGGATCAATATATCTTAATTCTTTAATTCCTTCCTGGGGATTTTTTAGATCAATTACTTTATGATAATAAAGTCTTCCATCAACATACCAATTTCTAAAAATTTCATGCGATTTTTTATCAAAATCTAAAAGTTCTTTAATATATTTGAATTCTTGTCTAATTGCTTTTTTTAATTTATCTGTTGCATTCAGATTTGAAAGTTCTATCTCTATAGGAGAATCGTAAAGGTCACTAACGAGTGCCTCATTTACAACATCTTCTATAGCATTGTCGCACTCTGGGTGCAACGACATTTCTCTATATCTTTTAATTAAATCAAATTCTGTTCTATATTGCCCTTCAATATCTACATACGAACCATAAAATCCACTGCTTATATAGTTGTCAACCCCGTCCTCATTATTTTGAGGAACGGGGGAAACTATACCTTTGGATTTTTTTTCTGTATCCTCAATAGAAAAACCAAAAAGTTTTGCCATAGTATAAACTGACTAGACTGTTATTTTACTATTTAGCTGATGTCTTCTCCACCTGCTTGAGCGTCAGTTCCTCTAAATGCTTCCCAATAATGGACTTGCATTTCTACGGTAAACTCTTGGATCGTATCAGTAGTCTCATAATTCAAATCAATCGTAGAGATATTCGTTGGGAAAATATCCCAGAACTTATAAGATCTGAGAACTCCTCCATTACGATCAAGTTGCTTAACTGTTGCATCCTTATAGTAAGTATTTGGATCAGTAAGTCCAGTTGCATCAGTCATTTTGTTGATTTTATTCATCCACTTTTCAAAAGCAGAACGAATCGAGAAATCAACATCATTAATGACAGTAATTGTCCAAGTTTCAAATGTTCTATCACCTGCTACTTTCAGAATACGACCTCTGAAAGGAACATCAACAGAAGCAATTGTAGAGGCAGGCAATGCTGCTGCCTTTACAAGGAATCTGGACTTTTCAAGAACTTCTGACTGATTAGCAGGTTTTGCTGCATCAGGGAATGCTAATACTACTTCAAATAGATTGGGTCTTGCACCACCACCAGATAACTTACTCTTAAAATCACTAATTGTTCTTACTGGTGAGGTATTACGTTGTTGGCGACTAGGCATTTTTCTTTAATCCTCTAAATTAAACGTTACCGATGACTTCATCAAACGAAACGCCAGATCTGGTGGCGACAAACGAAAGACCAATAAAGTTAATTGATCTTGCGGGTTTGATATAAATGTCAGCCACAAACTCATTATTGTCTATGACTGCACCTGTGTTATTTGTTTCGTCGCAAATAACTACATAATCTTGAATACCTCTCTTCGCTTGAACATCACGAAGGAAAGGTTCAACAACGTTTACAAAGTTAGTTCTTGTAATTTCATCGTTGAATTCAAAGAGTTGATCTTTTGCAGCGGCAGAAATTGCATCTTCAAGATAGATAAACAAACGACGAACGTTGATTCTATCGAATGCAGATGCCTTAGCAAGTCCTGTCTTATCACCAAAAAGAACAATACCAGCACCAGGTGAGAAGATAACTGAATTAACTCTTTCAGAATACAGGCGATCTCTTTGAGATTGATTTGGATTGTATGCCAACTTGACTGCATTCAGAATTGCACCTCTTGAGGTTCCTGCAGGAGAGAACCAGGGGAAGTTGTCAATATCATTACGAGCACACAGTCCAGCAATATCTCCGTTCAAAGGAACATAGCGGAAAGTATTTGCAAATCTATCGTACATATACTTATATCCACTATCAAATACTGCATAAGATGAAGAAGGAATCATGGAATAGTAAGCGAGTACATTATTTGTAATCGTCTCGTCACTTCTTAAAACATTTGATGCTCCATCACCAGATTCACTTAGGAATGCTCCTCTATATGGGGAGATGAACGCTACTGCATCTTTTCTTTGTCCTGCGACACTAATTAAAAGACTTGCTAAAGATGCTGCCTTTTCTTTGCTATAATTTGCAGAACCCATAATAAGAAAATCTACATCATATTTCTCTTTATTAATGAAGAGATTATATCCAATAGTAATTTTACTCAAATCTGGAGCAAGTGCTCCATCGGAACCAATAATTGATCCACCATCATAATTAGTACCACCACTCAATTCATAATTATGTGTTCCTGCACCACCAAAGATAATTGGACCACTCGAACTATCTTCAGTATCTTGATCCCATGAAAAATCAGTTGATGCCGTGTAACCGGAACTAAATCCGGAAGCAACAACACCTGCAGGTGAAGATCCGCCAAATACATATGCCGAATTTGTCTTCAGATATGATCTCCAGTAAGATGGTGATCCAACAGAATACTGTGAATCTGTTGCTTTAGAGAGATTTAAATGCTTCTCTAAAATTGTTCCTGCATTTCCGGTGATTTTTCCTTCACCATCAATAATTACAACGTGAATCTCGTCGAATCTCGATCCTCTTTCTGCAGCATACTCAGAAGTACCTGGTCTATCTGCTATTTGATTCCAAGGAACAGTCTTTACAATTCTTGTATCACCTACTGTCTCTCTAGAAATTGAAAGAGTTTGTTCATCATACCAGTCTTTAGCACCAGTTGGAGTTACTTCACTAGTTGCACCATTTAAGAAAGATGTTACAGAAACAAATTCTCCACCAACCTGCAAAAATCCACCAGCGTTAACTTTATCAGAAACATCAGAAGCAGTATTTAACTTAACTTCCGTGCCGGTATCAGAAACCTCTTCTGTTACTGTAGCAATACCACCATATTTCTTGAGATACTTAACTGATGTACCATCAGTATGATCTGCACCAGGTGTTCCTTCTGCTTCTCTTGTAACTCCGGAAATTTGACCGTTTCCTAGAGTTGCTCCACTAAGAGAAATGAGTTCATTTCCAATAACTAAGAAATCATTAGCAGTAAATGCTTCTGTGAACCCAGCAGTTGCAATACCAATAACTTCTGCACCATCTGCCAAAGATGCACCACCTTGCATATCAAGAGTTAAGGTTGACTCCAAATGATATGAAGTAATTGCGACACCTGCAGAAATTGTTGCCGCAGTTTCTCCTAAAACACCCCTTGTAACTTGAACGGAGGTTGTTCCTGCACCTGCACCGACAACAGAAATTGCATGTCCAGATCTAAATCTATACGTACCGTTATAGGTGTAATCTTGAGAAGTTTCGACAGCTGATGAACCGGTACCAACTACGCGAGAAATAAATTTGACATAGATTTCATTCTTTTCAACATCCTTTCCAGTTACAATACCTTTAAAATCGCCGGTAAGATCCGTTGTATCTCCATTACCAATAATTAAATTATCTTCAGTAAATGGAGTTGTAGATTGTCTTACCCCATCACCAGTACTAATACCAGCAATATCACCTGCTTCTAATGTGAGAATCTGATCTGCCTTTGAGTCAATAACACCAACTCTAATTCCGTTTGCCCAGGATCCTGGATTCCTAGCAACTACGAATTTTCCGTTAATGGTGTTTGTATCATATTGTTTGATTTCATAATCTTCAACACTTTTGACCTTGATACTCGATGATATACCAGTATTTGCAAAAGCGTTTGCTAAGTTGTCAGAATCTGATCTAACAACACTCATCTGAGCACCATATGCAAGATATGATGACGCAGTTAACCAATGCTCATAGTGGTTATCGTTATTGTAAGGCTTACCGAAATTATCGAGTAAATCCTTTTCTGATCCGATGATAAGTGGAAGATCTACTGGACCCTGTGCAAAAGGTGCAACAAGGCCACCAATATTAGCGGAAGAAGGATCAACTCTTCCAACGGTGAGATCAACTTCCCTTACTTTAATTCCAGGAGATGCTAAATTTACTGGCATCTTGTTTTCCCTCGCAATCCAGATTTAACTAAAAATATTTATGGAAAAGGGTATTTTCAGCGGGGAAACGATGCATGAACAATACTACCAGTCAGGATACTCCCACTTATCAAAAACTTTATTTGACATTCTATTTGCTGTAACTCTTATTACTGTACATTCTTTACATTCATAAGAATATGCTGATGCCGAAGTTCTATCCTTTCTAGTTCTATAAAAGTCATTCAATAAGTTTTTAATTATTCCACATGAACGACATTTTCTATCGAGAAATAATAGATGTTCTAGTTCAACTTGATCATCAAAATCCATCATCTATAGTCCCACATATATGACATGTCTCCATATTCATCAGTATGCCATCTATCTCCGCTAGAATCTACAAATGATTCCATATTTGAGATGCCATCTTCAATAAATCCAAAAGGTGCCATATCCTGCTCTATCTGATTCTTTTGCTCCTCATATATTCTTTTACGAACATCATTTTCGGTCATTTCTTTGAAATAGTCTTGTGCAACCAACCAAGAAAAAATGACTAAGCACATTGCAAGATCATCATTACATCCTTCTTCAGCTTCAAATGAATTTCCTTTTTGTGCAAAAGTCGTTAACTCTGAAATTACTTCATAGTCTGTAGTGATCAACTTATCATCTTCAATTAAAGTTTTTAAATTTGAACATCCTAACTTTTTGACTGAAGAAGTTGTTCTTACTCCAAGTTGAGATTTTTTTCCACTAAAACCAGATCCAACAACTTGCCCGTTTCTTCCTCTCATAGCACACATGAGAATATTTTCATATTCCAAATCATATTGGAGAATACTCGCAACTTGATCTCCAATATCATTTACTTCTATCAACAACCAAGATTCATTATATCCCATCGCGACATCATAAATGACGCTTGGAAATAACATGGGTTTAATTTCATTATTCCTGTACTTTCCTACTACTTTATAAGGAAATTCTGTTATATCAAAGATAATAAAAGCAGAATAATCGTTTCCTAGTCCACGAGCAACATCAACTGTAATTAAATAATTGTGCCCATCTATTGGATTTTCGTATATATCTAGTCCTGCATTTCTTTGTATTGGATCTTCATATGCTAATGCTTTCAACTTTGCTGGCGCAATAAGAGTATTAACTGATCCTAAAAATTCGCACTCAAACTCAACACGAAACTGTTCTTCAGAAGTGTTTGCAATAGTCTGTTCCTTCCATACAACGTCTCTTCCAGGAACTTCTGACCAATGAACTTCTGTTGGGATATATTCATTCTTATTTCTTTCCGCATCATGCCACATACGGTAGAAGTGATTCATACCATGTGGAGTGGATACAATAATTACTTTGGTGTTTTTACCAGAAGTAATAGTAGGATAAACAGATGCAAAGAACGAG